GTCGGTGTGATGATAAATGGAAAGCGTCGCTGGACAGCGGACGGACATGAAAAATAATGATAAGCATTTAAGTTTTTCACGTTTGTCGTACCGACTACTAGCTTAGCCCTCAAGGGCGTCTTTCCTTTATTCTCTAACGAGGCTTGATCAGGGCAATAGGAGGCATTATTGATTATCTGAATAATTTGATTCAAAGATTTCGGATCATTCATTTCAGGGGCCTCATTGGCAACATCGTCCAAAATTATGGTGTGACAAGATGAAACAAATCCATCCCAATATTTTGCTGCTGGATTAACAGTATAACGGAACTCATCCCCCAATGGGAGGTTCTCATGCTTTGCAAAATATGTGCATATGATATTAGTCAATGTCGTCTTACCAATTCCAGAATCTCCAAATATTTGAACAGCAAATGGTGCTTTACGATTACGACGAGCGGCCGACTTAGTATTCAAGTCATCACGCATCATCAACATATCGTTAAGTGTGAACTTAATAGTTTCCCTGTCACTTTTCTCCAATCGCATAGAATATTTAGAAATATTCTGAAGCTTTTCAATAATGTCATCCAAATCAGATCTAAATTCACTTTCTGTGAATCCATATTCTTCTGGATTATGTAAAAGATGAGATTTCCTCTGCAATTCACGACAATTGTCATAAACCTTCTTATAGGTACCACCTGAATGAAAGATACAATTAATGTCACCAGTTAAATAAATTTGGTAACCACGTTCTGCCAGAAAAAGTATAGTATCAGCGATGACATACAAAAAATCTGGTTTTTTGTAATATTTTTTCTTAAGAGCAACTTGCTCGAGCTTTGAGTAACCAAAAGTGTCGAACGAAAAGCCCAATTTATTGAAAAGGGAAAGGCTCATTATGTACATCGAACAACGATACAGTTTAACAGCTATCTCGCTGTTGCATATGTTCTTGTATGAGTTCAAGTAACCTCGCGCCCCGTCAAAAAACCGATCGGCATTCTGAACGGCGAATTTACCTAAAATCTTTTTAATGTACGTATAAAATCTAGTAGATAAGGTCTTCCACGTTGATTCATGGAATCTGCATTTAATAAAAATACGAAAGGCTTGCAATATTGTTTCAGCAACACCTAAACCTTCAATTTTTTGGGTTGACATGGCTATGAAAGTTATAACATCGTCTACTAACTTAGTGATATAATCATCATCAGTTACAGACCTATATTTAACTTCGGACATTTTCGATTGAAACCAATCGCGAATTTTCTTCTTAACCCCAACAATGGGGTCTTTAGAAGGTACATACAAGACTATTTCGTCTTTAGGACATTCCGCACATTGCGGGATATAATTCTTTTCATTTAATTCGATCTGCCCTAGGTTGGGGCATAATTGTAAACTGTCTTTCTTATTCATTTCTTATTCTTATCTTTAAATTCAGATTTTGTTTTCTCCCGCTGCAGGATATATCTAGGGTTCTAACCTTGATAAGTAATAGTATCGTCATTTCTCACTATGGACGGTGGTAATTATCCACCGCATAAACAGAGATGGCAACGTGAGCTGAGCACGTTACAGCTGAGAGGTTCAAAGAAAAAATTTCAAACCACTTGCTTTACCAAAGTGATACTTTGGAAATACTAACACCAAACATTCAA